AACTCAACGGCACTGTAGGCCAGTGCTCGGTGTTTTCATATAAGCTCATGAGTCAAGAAAGATCGTCTAGGTGTTCTGGTAAATCACCGTTGTCGATCATTTTGCGCGTCTCTACAAGACACATTGCATTCCAAATGACCGCCCCACCGTGGTCTTCGCTGAGGTCTCCCTGCATAAACGACCACAAGTGGCGATACAAGCTGTCAACATACCGAGACAAAGGGATGCCTTTGCGCCAGTTGTCCTTGCCATACTTGGTGGCACCGTCTTCGAAGCGACGCGATACAGCCTGGAGAGCAGCAACAGGAATACAACTAGGCATTCCCTTGCCGATCATGGCGTCACGCACGGCTCCCGTGTCGAATTCACTGCGTTCCCCTGAGTCAGGTAACACACTCTTATTTTGTTTGTTCATGGTAGTGGTTCTTTAGGTCGTGCTCTAAGTTAACTAGTGTGTCTTTTAGATACGGTGTGGGATAATATTTATTAATACGCTTCTTGTCTGACGTAATGACTGTGTCTTTGTGGATCAAGTTGTGCTTAGCGAGATAACGCATGGCCGCTGTGATGTTCTCACCGCTAAGGCCCATGAGTCGAGCCAAAAGGCTGTTCTCAATGCCTGGCCTCTCGAACACAGCGATACACAGGCTCGCCCGGTAGAACGTCGTGACACCAGCGCGTCTCATAGTTTCACTTAGGATCAGTAGGTGTCTCATGGTGTCCACAGTTTAATGTCAACGCCATCGTAGTCAGAGGCGCGGAGTATCCTGGCGAGCCTGGCGGTGACCAGTGCGTCGTCTTCGGTGAGCCCTGCTTTCTCGTAGGTCGCCACCACAGTTTCCCAGTTGTAGCCGTCTTTCTCTAGGATCTTCTCGGCGGTCTTAGTGCCGATCCCTTTGACGCCCATGTAGCCGTCGGTCGGGTCACCTGCGAGTGTCTGGATGAGGTGGAACTTGTCGGCTTCTTCAGGGGTGACACTGCGCATCTCGTCTCGCAACATGTTATACCAGGTGATCGGTAAGGTCCCGAAGTCTTTGTCACCACTGACCGCCACAAAGGTCGGGTCTTCAGTGGCCATGATGCCGCACACGTCGTCAGCCTCAAGCCGCGGGAACACACGGGAATCGTAGGACTCAATGGCCCACTCTCGTAGAGCTTTTAGGCCTAGAGGTTTACGCGTGTTTCTCCGGTTTGATTTATAATTAGGGAATATATCGTAGCGGTAGTTCGCTGTGTCTGAGAACGCCAGGATAAACTCTGCGTCCTTTTCGAGCTTGTTGACCACACTCATAAGACAAGAGTCAAAGCTGTGCTGTGATTCCTTCTCGCTAGAGTGTAGTGTCCATGTGTCTTCGTCCCACTTAATTTCAACCTCAGTAGAGAACGAGGCGCGGTAAAGGAACATATCTCCGTCTATTATTAATTTCATATCTTTAGTGTGTTTCAGCCCAGTTGTTTCCGACTTTGTATTCTCCGTCTAGTGGGCACAGGAGACCAAAGGTTTCACCAGCTTTGATGATAGCATTGACAAAGCGCTGGCCGTATTCGTCTGCTTTTTCTGGAGGGCAACTAAACTGGACCTCATCGTGGACGTTAGCGTGGAGCGTGTAGTCTTCTCCGGCCATGTCGTTGACAAAGTGCACCAGTGCTTGCTTCATGCATATCGCCCCGGCTGACTGTAACAAAAGATTCACGCTACTGTGCGGGGACCTACAGGGTAACGTGCGCCCGTCGAGTCCTTTGAGAAAACCAAAGCCTTCTACTTTGTCTTTGACGGCCTCGCGTAACCTTTTGATCGCTGGCATCTGTTTGAAAAACTGAGCCTTGAGTCTGCTGCCGTCCTGGGCGGTCCCATCGACGACCTCTCCGATCTTCGAGTCTGACCCACCGTAGATTAGGCAGTAGATGAATCGTTTCGCTGCGTTTCTGTCAGGCAAGCCTGCGGCCTCTTGGTTAGCTGTGTGCACGTCACCACTTAGGATCTCGTTGGTGTAGCGCCCGTCGTCGATCTTGTGCAGGTAAGCGGCTAACATTCGCAACTCAAGCCCCGAAGCGTCACAACCCACAAGGACACGCCCTGGAGGAGCAGTGAACAGCGCACGGCACTCGTAGCCGTATTCAGCGGAAACCGAAGGACACTGTGCGACATTCGGCGACTGATGACTACAGCGGCCACTGACGGTCCCACCTGTGTTCACTGAGCCATAAATATTATTATTATTAACAAGCTTGAGCCACCCGTTTTTACCTTCGGCTAACTGACCGAGCCGTTTAGCAACCAACAGATACTCTAGTAACTTTAGGCTCTGGGGTGTGTCGATCCCACGAAGCACTGCCTCGTTGATCGCAGGGCGCTTACCCTCGAAACACTCAGGCTTCCAACCGTCTTCGATGAGGCGCTCTGAGATCTGATCGCGGCTCTGTGGGTTAAACGGAACTTCTTTGGTTCGCATCTCGCCTTTCTTGACGTCCTTGTGTCCCGCTTCGTTCGCCTCTTTCTTTGTTAGCCACTTCTTGCCATCAGGGGTTACCCACCAAGGGCGCTTAGTTTCGACTACGCGTGGCGGGAACGTGTGCTGTAGTTCGCCGTCGAGTTCAGCACGCCTTGTCACTAGTTTACTGAGGAGCTTGTTGGCCCCCTCGACGTCAAACGGAAACCCATTTTCTTCTTGGGTTCTTATGGCCCGCGCAAAGTCCATCTCAAGCACGAGGTCTTGGTCAGTGTGCGTCCGGTCTTTCATGAGGTAAGCAAAGAGGGCCTCGTTGACCACCACGTCCTGGACACAGTAGTCTTCCATCTCTTGGCTCCAGTGTTCCCAGGTCTCGGTGGCACCGTGTTCGTCTTTGTGGACACCCAAGCGCATACCCCATGACTTCAACGAGTGTGCTCCTCGCATAAACGTAGGGAGCTTAGCCTCTTGCCAGTCTTCGCGCTTACGGTCTGGGTGGTTGAGTCTACCCAAGACCATCGTGTCGATGATAGTAGGGTGCTCAAAGCCATACATTTTACGCAGGGCCGGAAGGTCGAACCCGATGCCATTGTGTGCGACCAAACAGTCAGCCCTAGATAATCTCTCTAATGCTTCATTAATATTATTACACTCACCGTTGTTGCGATAGCGGTGGGTCCCTTCGTTGTCCATGATGACAATGCAATGCACAACCTCTAGTCCCTCTAGGGTATTCCAGTTGCCGATCGCGTTGGTCTCTATGTCAAATACTGCTGTGTTCATCATTTAAAATGGGTTAGTGGTGTCCATGACATGAGTCTCAGTGAGTCGCGCTGTGTCCTTGTCGTAAGCCAACGAACACGCCACGCCTGTCTCCCCGCTAAAACGGTTCTTCAGGACCCTCACGGTTGTCTTGTTGCGGTCCTCTGGGTCTTCGGCTTGCTGCGACCTTTCCAGTCCCAGGACCATGTCTGACAGTTGAGCTATGGCTTGGGAGCCCCTAAGGTCCGCCAGGCTAACTGCTCGTCCTTCTTCGTGACCTCGGCCCTCAGGACGCTTAAGGTGACTCACGAGTAACAACGCAACCTTGGTCTCTTCGACAAGAGAGCGCAGTGCGGTCATTGTGTTATCGATAAGCCTACGCTCGTCGCCGTCACCTATGCCCGAGACAACAATACTGATATGGTCGAGAACAACAAAGTCAACGTCGTAGGTCTTGATCATGAAGCGAATCCGGTTGAGAAGACTGTCTGACGCTAGGCTACCGAAGTGATCATAGACGTAAAAACGACCGCTACCTACTGTCGCATCAAAGGCATCCTTGAAGGCGTCGTCGCGTTCAAACGGTTCTAAGTGTAAACACTTGCCCATCTCAAGACCGATGATGCTCAAGGCTGTCTTCTCGACTGACTCTTCGAGCGCGATGTAGCCAATGCGCTTGTCAGTAGTTTTCATTAGGTGGTGCGTGATCACCCGGCAAACCTGTGACTTGCCGATACCGCTTCCTGCACAGAGCGTCACAATCTCAGATTGGCGAAGTCCGTGTGTGATCCTGTTGAGCCCGGAGAACGGATAATCTAAAGCCTCGACCTCGTGGTGCTCGGCGATCTTCTCGTAGAGCTCTACGCCAGACAAGATGTCGTCAGGGCGCCAGACTTTAGCGCTAAAGATCGCACCGATAATCGCAGACTTTTTACCGGCAGTCAGACACTCGTTGGCGTCTTTGTGTGGCAGGTGGGCAACCTTACACTTACCCGCAGGTAACATGTGGGCAACCTCTTCGACGGCGTTGCGCCCACTCTCGTCCATGTCGAACATTAAGATCACCTCCTGGAAACCAGAGAGCCAGTCAAAGTGTTTCTTGAACATCGACTTGGCAGACTGAGCGCCAGCGCCAAGGCTCACCACAGGGAACTCACCGCCCTGGGCTACTGCCACAGACATCGCGTCGATTTCTCCTTCGGTTACGACAAGCTTAAAGCCTGGCACTGGGTTAGCCCACAGGTGCTGCCCGAAGAAATGATCGGGCTTTCCGGCGCATCGAAAGTCTTTACCTGCGAAGCGATACTTCTGGGCGATCTTCTGGCCCGGCAGGTCGTAGTAGTTTGCGATGTGACAAGGCTTACCGTTAAGGTGGCCTACTTGGTATCTGAAACGACGGCAAGTAGCCTCGTCGATACCCCTAGACTCTAACGCAGTGTATTCCCCGTCGATAAAGTCATTATTATTATTATTATTTATTATATTTTCCATTGTTCTCGGTGTTCCATTCCCGGCACGAAAAACTCCACAAGCATAACACTTAGTGGAGTCGTCAGTATTTATAGTTAATGCATCGCTGCTGCCACAGTCCGGGCAAGGCTGATGCGTCAAGGCGGAGGTAAGTTGATCCATTCGTTTGGTATCTTGCTCTTTGCGTCACACCACTCAAAGCCATTATCATCGCACCACTGACCATAGGTCGTCTTACTGTTCTTGTTGAGCGTCGTGTTTGCATTCTGGAATACAAAACGAACATCTGCGTCAGGATTTTGCTCACGAACAAGTAAGTGTTTGGTGCGGTCTGAGCCCTCAAAGTAACCCTTGACTTCTAACATGATGCCATTAGGCAACACGAAGTCAGGCGTGTAAGTCTGCGGCCTCAGATACTTGAGCTTTTGGCTCTCGTAAGAGTAGTTGACCCCAGCCCCTTCAAGGGCCGAGGCCACACGCTTTTCTAGTCTAGAACGAAAAATCCCCGTTCTCTTTGCCCTGTGTCTCCTCATCGTGTAGTTCTGTGGTGAAATCCTCACCGCCATCGAACCCGCCCTCGACTGAACCGAAGATCGAATCTTTAGATCCGTATTCAATTAGCTCAATAATCTGGACAGATCGTAAGCGAAGGCTCACTCCAAACTTACCACTGACAACCCAGACATGAGGCTCTAGTGCTAACTTGATGCGAGACCCAGTGCCAACCTGTGGCATCTTTATTTTTTTACCTGTAGAATTGCAACAAGCTACATTAAAATTAATAACACCTTTGTCACGGGTTTGACGCTGGGCGACCTGCTTGGCCATAATGTAAAAACCCGCGTCGCTTTGTCTAAACGGTGTCGAAGGGTCTTTCTTGAGTTCACCTTTGGCCTTCTCAGCCGCTTTGGCATACTCAGCGTCATACAGTTCGTCGTAGTCGCTTTTCATAGCGTTCCACTCAGCTTCGGTAAGCACCAGTCTTACCTGGTAAACACCGCCAGTGTTGAACTTGTAGTCTGGCTCATGGAGATGCGGGTATAGTGCTTCTCCTTCGGGTGTTACGATTAGTTTATTACTCATTGTCTTTTTCTTTCTAGTTTTGTTTTAGGTTTTATGCAAAGAAGTATGTTGACTCCTTAATTTGTTTGATCTCAGCGTCACCAAACTCTGGTGGCACTGGGAAATCTAACTCTGGGTGTTGTTCCTGAAGCTGACTTCGCCATTCAGTTAATAGGTCTCGCGAAAAGAAGTCAACAAAAACTTCACGTAAAGTTGAAGAAAGTTGGTCACACTTGTTTGCGTGGGTCCCGTAGCTGTCATGGATAAACGAAAAGTCATAGATACCGTGCTCTTTGTTACACCGAACAACAGTCTCGTGAAGCGCCGCTGCGTCTAGGCTATGGACGACGTTAGGTGATGCCCCGTTGACCATGCGACGCCTACTGATCAACGTGTCGTCGTCCTCGCGGAACTTAACGCACGTCGCTTTGCCTGATATATATGTATTTACCTGCTGGTTGTGGACTTTGTAGTATTCTTGGTGCACCGGGAAACCTGTCGGTGACACCCAAGACAGCGCTTTGTTTTGATCAGCGATGAGCTTGGCGCACGCTTGGAACCAATCCATACACTGCTTAGGTTTCTCTAAGACCGACTCAATGCCCTGCCAGACATGCGTGGCTAACAGTTGGATCGCTTGGTATCTCACGTCGTCACTGAACGGCTTCTCTCGTTTTTTCCCGTGGATTTGTTCGTCATACCATTCATTAATATATGCACGATTAGAATACGGAGTGAGCCCATATGAATAGCACATTACAGGTCTTTTGCAGGTGCGCCTATCGATCCCAAAGGCCACCCAGGCGCGCGCTAGGTCACCCCCGTCGGCCTTGAGTGACGCCAGGGCATTCTCTGCAACAACACCATAGATGTCCTCTGGGCTGTCCGTCGGTAAAACATTGGTGGCCTTCATGCCATACGGATCTCTGGTTAACATCGAGAGAATCTGTAGGCCGTTGTTGGAGGCATCAAGGTTCACTGGTAGCGTCGAGTTAATTTTACCGTGTGTCTTGTATTCGGCCCACTCGAAGCACCACGCCAAGAAAACCCAAGGCTTGTCAGCTTTGGTCCAGGTGAGGTCTTGGCGTGGGTCCCTGGCGATGCGCATGGCTCGCTCGGTGAACTTCTGGGCCCAGTGCCATCGCTCGGCCAGCGTGACCTTGTCGTTACCCCAGGCGTTTGCCCCAGCAACAGCAAGCCACTTGGCGTCGTTGTCGTTGGCCACGCGCTCACTCCGGGCAAACTGTAGTAACCCACGGCACAGGTCGTTCCCCATGACACTCAAAGACGATGATATATTATATACTCTACCCCGAAAGTCACAGTGACTCGGATAGAAAAACCGAGAGGCACTGAGCTTCTCGGCTGTGTAGATAATCTTGCTGGTGAGCAGGCGCTTGGACTTGGTGCTGGCATTGCGCGAGTAGATCCCAGCGGCCATACGTCGCCACTTCCGGTTTACCTCTTCGTCTTCGTGGAAGTCATTCGGAACGTCAGGGATCACCTCGTCTTCTTTGGACGGTAACGCGCCGATCTCTACGTTGTTACCCCAGGCCCACTGTGCGACCCCAAGCACCTTCGGGTTCACTACCCACGGTGTCCCCTGGATCAGATTGCACGCTTCCATTGGCGTCTCGACGTGGCGGGTCTCGTTGTCTCGCAAGAAGTCCATGTTAGACGTCTTGATAAACGGTAGCTTTGGTAACGCTGTGCCTGCAGTGTCGTAACCACCTTCCCAGATAGAACGCCAAGGCAACGGTGCGTCGGCAGTGGGCAACCAGAACGGCTCAAAGAGCTCTTTGCTGTCGTTGTAGTTCTCAATCCAGTCAAAGGTAGACTTAGAGGCAGTAACGTAGCGTGTCGGCTTCTTGCCTGCTTTTTCTAATATATATACATACTCAACAAGACCAGTGACATGACGCAACAGTTCTACCAAGGTTAAACCACACGATAACTTGTCGCGGCGCCTCCAGTCGTCATAGTCCGGCATGAGGCCTTTTGACGCTTCGTTACGCATCGAGCTCTTGATGTGCCGTCTCTGTGAACTCAGGCCACCTCGGCGTTTCTGGGCACCTAACACAATGCCTTCCCCTTTGGCCTCGTTGTTGCGCACTAGGAAATCACAGCGGTGCTGGTCTTCGACAC